TACCTACAACAGAACCTGTTTGAAAATACATGTTTAAAGCTTCTTGAGGATTATAATTAGTTCCGTTTCCTAAATCAACTTCAGCTAAACCATCCATATCTAAGAACACACCATCTGGAACCATTCTTGCGATAACTTGTTGTAGCTTTAAATGAGTTAATTGAATCATATCCGCAAAACCAGTTATTCTACCAACAGTAGACTCAATTCTACCTTTGTACATTCTTGGTGCGCAAATAGCATAGTTCATTTCTACTTTTGTAGTATCAGCTTTAGGTCTAGTCATATTAGGACATAACTCCCATCTTAACATAATATCAGTACCCAGAACTTTAACTCCTCTGTATAGTGTTTCTATAGTTCTACCTACTCTTTCAAAGTTATCATTTTCTGGTGGATTAAAAGTATCAGGTTTTTCTAATGCCTTTTCTAATCCATATTCTGTCTCTTTTATTTTAAATACTTGTTCGCTATAAGTTTTGTATTCAAAATATAATAATGGAATAGTGTTTTGATCTGATGGACCATTACCATACCCATACATGTAACTTCTACTTCCTTGTTGTTGTTGGATTTTTTCTAAAGTAGCATCTTCTAATTGTGGAAATTGTTTTGCTATTTCAGCTAAAGTAACTGGTTTTAGTTCACCAACATAATATATATCTTCAAAATTTGGATCTTCTGTATAAGAATATATTAAATAAGCTGGATCAACGTAATCAACTGTTATACCATTAGAAAGATTAAAATTAGTTTTACAAGCTCCAATACCACAAGTAACTAAATCATAATTAATTCTTCGTTTAGTTAACTCCCATCTATTTGTATCTAGTACTTGATTTATAACCTCTTCTTCAGCAATTTCTATAGCCTGTTTGTAACTAAGTTGCATATGTAATTCTAACTCAGTTTCATCTTGAGGAAGTTTACTTTCTGGAATTGTTGTATTAAATAAAGAAGAATCTAATTTTTCTACTATTTGGTTCATTGTTTCTCTAGCAAAAATATCTTGTGCTAGCATCTCAGCGTAATTAGTTCTTTTCGCTAAAGATTCAGGATCTTGAGCATATGCGTTTATTTCGTAGTTTTTACTAGAAATACCATTAACTAGTATGTCAACAAATTTAGATATGATAGGAACTGGTTTCCAGTCTAAATTAAGATAAGACAAATCACCATTAATAGATAATTCATCTTTATATTTTTCTACAGGTTGTTCACCTCTTGCGTACAATCTTAGACTATTGAAATTGTTCCAAGTAGTTAAGTATCTGTTACCGTTAGTTCTGCCTTGATTAAACCATTCTTGTTCTATAGCCTGCGCAACTTGCGTACCATATTCCAAAGTGGCTTTTTCACCGTCACTAACAACTTGGCTAGGAAATGTACTATTAGTATTATAATTTATCTTCATTTAATCTATAATTTTTGATAACGAACCACTATTGTCGTATTTTTTTATACCTAAATCATACTTCTGTTTAATCAACTTAGGAATTGGTCTATATTTATTTTTATTACATGCCATGATAGCTAATCCTGAACTAATAGAAGCATCGTGTGAAGTTCTATTATTTATATTAAATTTTGCCCAGTCTTCTAACGTTCTTTGAAAATACATGTCCCCGTAATTAAGATTTTCTAATAATCCTACTCTTTCTTCAATATAAGTCTCAATAGCAGCGGCATGCGCTTGAATTATATCTTGACTAGAGTTAGGTATTCCACCGATCTCTTTCTCTGTTACTGATAACTTATTATAAATTTTATCAGGTCTATTCATTGCATAAGCTCTATAACCTCTTCTCTTAAAGTGATATAACAGTCTAGGTTTGTTATTCTCTGCTAATATTGGCATACCGTAAAACACGCAAGCCATAAGTACATCTTCAAAAAATATCTCTGCTGTTTGTGGTCTAGCTATATATTCTAAAAAGAAATGATTAGGTGGAACTTCTTCCATGCTAAACTTAGTTAAACCGTGTAAAGATCCATTAGATCCTCTTCCATCTACTGTTCCTGATATATCGTAACTATCACAACCAAAGGCTCCTAAGTTTTCATTGGCAGGATATTTTCTTCCTAATTTAGTAATTATATTGTTTTGTAATCTTTGTGGTGGAACCCATGAAACAAAAAATCTACCGTTTTTATTTGGAACAAATATTACGTTAGTGTCTTTAATTCCTCCTACCCAAGCAAAAGAACCTTGTGTTACAACATTACTATGTTTGATATCAGCGTTCCAATCTACTTGTTGGTATATTCTAGTTAAATTAAATAAAGAGTTCTTAGATTCATCTCTAAACGCGTGTTTAGTTGTTCTTGGGAACTGTCTGTAAAATTCATTTAAAGCATCTTGATCCTCACTTAAACCATCTACTTCATTTTTCCAATAATCTAATACTCCTAATTTAATTTTTTGGCCATGAGGATCTTCTTTTGGCTCAATGGGTGTATCGAATACAGGTACGCCATAAGAATCAATGTATCCTTCGTAGTTCCATTCCATAGGAATGAACAAACTATAGAGTCCGCTACGCGTTTGACCGTTTGCATTTCTTTTATTGACGTCTGAGCTTTCATATAGTTTTTTAAAATTTCCACCACCTTTATCTAAAGAGTTTGATGTTGATCCCATCATGCATTTGCCAATAATTCTTGATCCTAATCTAAGAGTAGTTTTTGTAACTCGCCAATTATTTAATATATTATTAGGTCTTTCCCATTTACCACTTTCATCATGAACTAATAGTTTTAATTTCTCACCATCATAACTATTATCTCCAGTATTTTTCCAATCAATAGTAGTATCTAAACCTTGTAACTCCGCAACAACCTCTCCGCTTATAATTTTTCTTCTTGTAAACTTTGAAGCTGGTACTCTATATGCTAATTCTGTTTTAGGTCTATCCATACCATCTTGAATAGGTTTAAAAAAGAAAGGATAATTGACTGATATAGGTACAACTTTATCTGTAAACATTGTCTTAGCATCTGGACCTGTTTTAGACAATATACCATACCTTGAATCACTTGATATTGTAGCTAAGTTAACAACTTCTCCTGAAGCCATAAATGAAAATCCAGATCTACGATTTTTTAAATAACACATACCATAACATCTATCATCTGCTTTGCACGCTTCCCAAAATATAAAGAATAATCTATTTGCTTCTCTAAAATCAGGTGGTCCAACATCGATTTTACTCCACTGTAAGTACATGTAATGTGTTCCTGTTAAATAAAGATTTTTTTGTTTATTTTTAAACCAAAATCCTTCATCTCTTCTGGTAAATTCTATATCAATAAAATCATACCATTTTTCTTTAAAATCATCAGGATATTTATCCCATTCAAAAACACTTTTAATTTTTTTAAGAACTTTTGGTAATGGAGTTCTTGTCCATTTATTATTTTCAAAAGATTTTATCTCTTTAGGTTGTTGAGGTATAGCTATTTTTAAACCTTGTATTTCATAAATATCACCTATAGTTCCATTTTTACTTATTACTATAAAATCATATTCCTCGTTATAACCATATTCCCATTTCTTATATTTGTTATTTCTTTTAAGAACCTTAGGCTTAACGTGATCTGTTAAAATATTATATAAATTTTGCTTGTACATTATTTAGATCTTCCTTCAGCAAAACCACGAAATGTAATTTCTTTTTTATCTTCTACTTTTGGTTTATCCTCTAGCATATTCTTTTCCTCTTCAATTCTATTAAGAATTTCAAAAGCATCGAATATAGCTAATTTTTTTGTAGCAGCTGCATTTTTTAATCTATCAGCTGATATATCATCCGCGGTATCTACAATAGCTTCTTTAGCAACTTTAATAAGTTCCTCAACTGCTATGTGCCCAGCTTGGATTATATTCAACTTCGTTTCCTTCGTATTCATATTTTATAACTATATCATTTGATTTCATACAATAAAGACGTTCGTCGTCTACAACAAACTCCCATTCAGCACCTGGTTTAAACCCTATCTTGTCTCCTGGGTTGATTTGAGATGCCTCTAACTTATTATTACCAATTCTAACCATTCCAATGTGAGGAGTTTCTTTTCTATTGTCTAGAGAAGAAGAGTTTTTTATTGGTTTTATAAAACAACGGTCACCAAAAGATTTCCAAGTTTTATTATTTTTATATAAATATATTTGATCCATACCTACAAAATACATATTATCTTTGAAATAAGATCTGCTGTTACTTTGTTTACCTTGCATGTTATAGAATCTTCTAAAAACATTTTGATGAACTACGACTATGTCTCCTTTTTTAATAGAAGTTTTTATAGCTATTGGAGTTTCTAAAACTACCGCAAGTCTATTAACAAATTTCCAAGATTCAATTTTAGTATTTAAAATTAAATTCTTTTCACCTATTTTTTTAGTATTTGCATATCGGTCACCTAAAGGTTCTACAATAAAATCATATAAACTTTTCATTAATATTCTAAATCGTACTCAATGGATATAGCCATATTAGAATTAAATTTCTTCCATGGTAATATTTCATTTTGTTTTTTTATGTGAATATTATAAGACTTGTCTTTTTCATCTAACAATATATGGGATATTTCATGTCCACCATAAACTTGTTGTCCTACAGAATAATGCATTGCTTCATTCTTATAATCAGCTCCAATGCTAATTTTTCTTATAACATTATTCATTTTCTTCTTGTAACTCGAAAGTACCGTCTTTTAAATTGATGTTAATAGAACCGTATTTATCTTCTAATGTTTTTTTAACTTCTTCTTGTTTTTGATTTACACCAGCTAATTCGTGTAGAATTGCATGTTTTTGAGTTTCAAGAACACCTATATCTGTAGTTAATTTATAAAGAGTATTTTGTA